GTAAAGTATGTTATCTTCTTTTTCTTTCTTTGTCATAACCTTCCTTTGTTACCTGCAACTTAGGATAAGATGGGATAGCTGTCAATAAAAAAGTTCAGGAGCTTCTCCTGGCAGCAGCTCTGGCTTCAGGCTTCAATAAACCAAGTAAGTCCTACCTCTCTGTACGAAACGACAGCTACAGCTTCTCCTGACGCCAGCTGGCAACTTCTTAAAAACAAACAAAGACAATGCTTTTTGTAAAACGAGACGACATCCCGAACTACGCTGGTGCTGCCACCAGTTTGTAACCTTCGGATCCCGGTCCGTTGTCAACGAGAAACGGCAACGACATCTATGCACGAGAACGAGCTTCGGGAGAACGCTGCCTGGCCAGAGCCAGCAGGTGCCTCCGGAAGGATGGCCAGTCGTATGGGAACGAGAACGACGACGACGGCACGAGGGTGCGAGGATCTGTAAACACGGACACCGGTCTGTATAGTTCTAAGCGTCTGTCCAAGAGGGTCTGATTGCAGATGATAACAACTCCACCATTCTTGATTCGTTTATTAATCCAACTGATTTGCCATTTAGAAAGCCTCGGATACTTGACTTTGTCTGATTTTAATTCCATCCAAAATTCTACGCCTTCAGCACAACAATTCAGATCAGGTATACCATTAATTGTTTTAGATTCTATGCGAGTAAAATGTATGTTTTTACAGTTCTTTTGAATCAATTGTGATAGTCTTGATTCACGCTTCTTGACTGCCATAAATTAAGTCAGTTTTTGATTCTTTCTTTGCTCAAAATACACCCTAAAGGAAAGATATTTGTATCACTAAAGACAGGTTCTTTCTCATCGTAAGAGGCAAATGTAGTCAAGGTCTTCTTCTTTCTATCAATGTTATGTATGTATCCTTGTGAAACCAAAGTGCAACATTCCAACTTCTTCATCTCATCTTCAGTCTTGTGTCCCGCATCACCAGTGATATCAATCCACCTAATTTTATAAAAATAATACTTTTTCTTACCGACGACGGCATGTTTATATTTAGATTTTTTTCTTCGTCTTGACATGTACTTGACCTAATTTTAATTTAAGTTCTGAGTTATGTACCTCATTAAAGACAGTAATGAAGTTCTCCCAACTAAGGCTTTTCAGTAATTGCCTTTGTCTCAGACTCAACTTCGATCGTCTTGGCATTGTAGCCGTCGATCTTCGTCGATAACTCTTGTAGTTTCTTTTCGAGTTCTGCACGTGACATCCCCTCCAAACCAGATACTTTTACTTCTTTCTTATCAACATATAAACCGGCAAGCTGACCTGATCTATACTCTGCGTTTACTGCTGCTGAGTATTGTTTATTATCGGCAGCCATATCGGCAAATCTTTCTAATCTTCTATATCTTCGTATCTTGTTTCTCTCATACTTCGCTGATATCTCTTCTAATTTTTTATCAAGATATTTACATATGTGAGGGTTTAATTTTCTGTTAGTTAATCTACTTGCAATAACAGAATAGTCATTATCGTTTTTACACTCGTATTTAGCCTGTCTTAAAGCATCAGACTTTGTGATCTCACCCCAATTACCAACTAGGATATCAACAAACATCTTTTGTTTTATGGTCAAGTCCTTCTCAGTTCTTAACTCTTTTTTCTTTAAGCCTGGCATTAGTTCGATTTCTTTTTCTTTACAAAATCTCGCACACCTTTAGCCATGTAGGCAGCTCCGATCTCTTGAAGTTTCTTTTGATATTTTCTTGTGTTTCTTGCTCCTAATTTCAGAGCGACTTGCATTTTTCTATCTAAATTTTTTACTGGGCCTTCAGTTATAGATAAAGCTTTTCTAATGATATTAGCTTTTTGGTTTTTAATATCTAATTTTTTAAGATTCTTTAAAAAAATCTTTCTACTTGGTTTTTCACTCACCTTAGAAGTGCTATACAACTTATTTACATCTTTAATCATTTTACTTTTCAAACCTTTATACAGATCTGAACCAACAAAAGACTTGATAGCTTTACCACCGATTCCTCTAATTAAACCACCGGCTAAATATTTACTTGATTTCATAGTTTTTTATTATATAGATTTTTAGAAGTAATAGAAACACTACCCTCATCAACATTTTGCCCTTCCATAAGACAGGTGGTGGGTCTAAGGGACACCAAGGGGACACCTAGAGGGACACCATAGATTGACCAATAACCGTTGATATATCTACATAATCGTTTAGAGACCCATCAGACCCACCTAATCTGGGTCGATTCTAAAATAAAATTATTCTGGTGTAATAATCTATATAGATAAAATTCAAATAATGTTGTATAAATATCACATAACAATAGATTAATCGTATCTATTCCCTAGGTACCTTTTTTTCTTTAACGTAAAAAGTCATTGTTATACCTTTCGCCCTGGTTGGGTAGCCTCAACCAGGGTTTTTTTGTTTCCGGTGTCCGGTATTTTGTGGTATGTATTATGTATGGGCTATTCAAATGAAAACTTCCCTCGCAAACTTTCAAGGGTAGCTTTAAAATCAAGGAGACCACCGTGAATGATATAGATTTTTTTAATTTAGCAACTGCAGCAGTAATACTAATATTTATTGTAGTTCACTTCTTACTCTAACTTGGCTCATCGCCACCGCAAATATAACCAACTACCTGTTTATCCTTGTAAGTATGATAGTAAAGATTAGTAAACAGCTTTCGTTGTTTTCTCTCATGCACTGTTACATTCGAATGAAACCATGCACTACATGATTCGTTAATTTCAAATGTGTCAAGTTTAATTTCACCAAGGGTAGTCAAATATAATAATGTTATCATTATGGGTTTCATTTACCAATACCTGTAACAACCCTAACTATAGAAGTAATGGGATTAAATTTTACCTTATTATTAGAGCTACATCCCACAAGTACCACACATACCACAACTAGGCACAACATTCTCATTTCAACCCCAATCGATCACGAATCATATCAATCCTTTTTTTAACAGATCTACGTTCTTCTTTAGAGTCTGCAGCTCTATAGTTCTTATACTCATTTTTATATTCAATCCAATATCTTTGTACTTCTGTAAAAACTATAATCTTTTCTTCTAAACATCTTTTATACCTTCGATGAACCATATCAGGTTCTAGCCCTGCCATATAGCATATTTTTTCAAAATCAGGGGATTTATTTAAGAACCATTCGTGGGCATCTTTCTTATAATAAGCCTCTTGTTTACCACCTAGGGTATATAAACAATCTTCAAAAGCTTGTATAATTACCGCCTGGTATAATCGCTGATCAGGGATCTTCGGTTCTCTTACAAATTCTGTAGCAAGATTAGTGCCCATGATTTTTAATAAGTGCGGTGAGCAAATCATAATAAAACAACCTTATATGGTGTGAGTTCTCTGGATCCTTATATTCAAGGAGGAGGTCGTTCATAAACCTAGTTTTTTCTAGGCCGTCCATTTTTTCAACTGATTTGGTATTTAAGAATTCATCAAATAACATCTGCATAGCAACCAGCTAAGGAAAGATATGGATGTGGAAGCTGGCTACTATACATTTTTAACTAAGGACAACCCTCGAGTCTTTGCGATTCGTTTTCGTCCTATTCTCCAGTTATTTTCTATTTTATCAATTAAGGATAAATTAGCACTCCCCAAACCAAAATCATTTCCACAATATAATTGGAACATGACAGAAGTAATTTCATCGTACGTACGCTTATTAGGGCATAACAGTACAAGTTTATCGAGTACACTATCGATCTTACCAGTTTCAGGTAATTTTTTCTCTGCCAAAACAATCTCCTATTAGTTAATAAAAAATTGTGTCCGTTATTCTGTGATAATAAGAAGATTTGAAACCCCTTCTTTTCATTAGGTTGAGGAATACCCTATAAGCAATATAGACTTATAGGGTTAAGTGCAAGTATTATTTTTTAGCTTTTGTTAATGTCTTTCCTTCGGCTAATAATTTAGCTCTAAATGCGTCAGGGCTTACCCCTTGCTTCTTAGCTACTTTCTTAAGCTCGGAATCAACTAATTTGGCTATCATAGCTCCTGGGCCTCTGAATCCGTGTTTACCCAAAGCTTTCACAATTGTAAATGTTTCAATATCAACTGCTACTGATTTCCATTTTGTGATATCCATTTTTTATACTCCTTCTTATTTTTACAGGTTGTCTTGTACAGACGGTCCATCTCACAAATGTAACCCTCTGTAGCTGCTCGTTTATTGCCGCTTTTCCAAATCTTACGATTGATAGCAGCGATTCTTTTGTCTACCCAAGAGGCCATTAAAAAAAGATAGAATATGCTAATAAACCAAATACGATCAATAAAATCTTAGGGTTTAGTAACATAATCAAAGAAAATAATGTCCACTGTATTAAAGGTCCCATTATGCATTCTCCATAAATTCAAGGTTTCTACGTTCTATCTCAATCTTTACAAGTTCTTTTGCTACCAACTCATTGATTGGATAGGTTGGCGATCCAAATATATCTAGTTCACAAGCAGTAATCTTTGTTACAGTATCTTTAAACATCTCACTACCTTCTTCAACTGGGTTGCCCCCAGCATCAATAGTAACCATGTCCTGTAATATATTATCTACTTTAGATGCAAACTCTCGCCATTCTGTACAGTTTGATTTAAGTATTGTGTTTTTCATTGTATTGGCTTTCCGTCTTTACCTACAAACATTGTTGCTTGCGCTTTGTCCAATGTCGATTTAATAAATTCCATAATTTTATGGAAGTCAATACTTGCTTTATACTTAGGGTTATACGCATGTCCATCAACTCTTTCACCATCAATGTAAAAATGTATCTCCCCATTATCTTTAAGTTCAACTAAGATAGCTTTAGTATCTTTATCTATCTCGTGAACAAGGTCATTTGGTCCTCCCTGTGACCACGTGGGTTTTAGTACGTTTATCTTCATGTTATACTCTCCTTTTAAGGTTAGTTTAATAACATTTCTAATATTAAAAGCAAGGATAAAATGGGATACAAATGAAATTTTTTATGTCAATAG